GTGCTGGCGTTGATCGTGTTGTCTGCGATGTCGGTGCCCTGGATCGCGCCGTCCGCGATCTGCGCCGACGTGATCGAACCAGGTGCGATGCTGGCACCGTTGATCGGCAGACCGTGACCGGCGCCGTCATTGGTATGGACGCTCAGCGCCTCGGCCAGCTTCTGGACGTCTTCCTTCTTGAAGATGTCCGGCCCCGCGGTCGCCCTCGGGAAGGTCGGCGCGGTGTAGTTCGGGTCAGTCTCGATTCGAGCCATCTACAACTCCGTCTTCACAGTGTCCCACTGGACCGCTTTGACCGTGAGTGAACCACGCCACTGGCGACCGATCTCATCGAAGCTCTGCGAGATCGCGTAGTCCGTAAACGACAGATTCTGCACGCTCTCGTCCGGCAGGATGCACCGTACCGCGCCCGGGGTGTCGACGGCCTCTTCGACCGCGCACTGGATCGCCCGCCGCCCGATCCGCATCGGCACACCGTCGCGCCGCACCAGGCCGTCCGAGCACAGAATGGTGAGCTCCACCTGCATGTACCGTTTGGGGCGCAGCGCATGTCCGATCGAGACGGCAGACACCAGCGGGCTGGCCGTCGCCGCGGTGTTGTGCAGGCTCACCCTGAACTCAGCCAGCACGGTCGAGGCGTCGATCGGGAATGGCGCTATCTCGTACGTCGCGGTGTCGAACTTTGGCCCGAGTTGCGTAAACGTCGGCGTCGCAGGATCGAGCTTGTACTGCAACGACACGTAGTTGTTCGCGTCCAGGTGCTCGCCCGTCACCGAGAAGTGCCGCAGCGACTTGGTCGACGCGTGGTAGCCGCCGTGCCAGGTCGGCAGATCGACCCACCCGACCCCGACGTGAAAGCGGTACGCCTCGCACGCCGCGGGGTTCGCCACACACGGATTGATCAGCCAGCCAATCGTGCCCTCGCTCATGCCGATATACGTGCGCGTGTGCGCTCCTGGAGCACCGATGGTGCTCGGGAACAGTGCCTGGAGCGCCCTGTTGGCGAACGGCTCGCTGATCGATCCGTGCCACACGTCCAGGTGACGGACCTCTGAGCTCTCCGAGCCCTGCGCCGTGTACGCGCCGAACTTCATCAGGTAGCCCATGTTCGTATCGGGGTTGAACAGGCCGGCCAGCGCGAACATGCCACCGATGGCGGTGAAGCTGGTGACGCGCCCGCGGACGTCTGAGTCGTTGTTGATCAGCCGCTCAGGACCGACGTCCGAGCCCGACAGGTCAGAATCGATTTTGATCAGGTTGCGCCCGTAGGACGTGTACAGGCTGTTCTCGAACTGCCCCCACGCCTGCCCGTTGCTGGTGAGCGGCGCAAACTCAAGAAATGGGAACAACTGGCGATCGTCGCCGTTCGCCTGGAGCGTGTAGACCCCGTCGGTTTTGGCGATGATCAGCGTACCGGCGGACGAGATCATCAGCGCCGTGATGTGCGAGCTCTTGTCCCCGACGCGGAACTGCGTCGTGGTGTAGTTCGCCTCCAGACGCGGGTCGGCGTTCGTATCGCACTTCCGCAGCAGATTGGTGTCGGTCGCCATCCACCACTCGCGACCGACGCTGGCGAACGCCAGAGCGGTGAACGTCGGCATCGCCGTCCAGGTCGTTCCATTGGCGCTGTACTGTGCTGGTCCCGTATTCAGCGCCACCCACACCAGCGGGATGCCGTCGAAGTTGCTGGCGAAGACGATGACGTTCAGGACCGCGACACCGGCGCCGAAGTCCTTCGCCACCGGCCAGGTGTTGTCGGCATCGCGACGCAGGATGTACCGCCCCTGCGCGCAGTACAACACCCCGCCGAGCTCGAAGAAGCCACGGACGCCACTGGTGATGTCCCTGATCGGCGGCGTGAACAGCGTGATCTCCGGCCCCTTGCACCAGGGGTGGACGGACAGATCGACCGCCTGCGCCGCGGTGTAGCGCATGTCCTGCCACTTCTCCTGAACGGTCCAGCCGTAGCCCAGGACGAGCGATTCGTAGGGCTGGTCGCGATCAGAGATGGGGCTGGAGCCCGCGTAGGAGTAGTCGGGCGGCGCCACCTGCGAGATGTCCTGGATCTTCGAGCTCACCAGCATCGGCTTGTTCGGCCCAGCGGACCCCACCAGCAAGCCGGTGTTGCCGATGACTACGTGGTAGGGAAACGGACGTCGCCGCGCTGACAGAATCGACATCTAGCGTGCCACCGGCCCGAATTGGCGAGTGGGGCGAAAGGTCAACGTCGGCGCCACCGCGGTGAAGTGCTGCCGACTGCGATCGGTGAACCACGCCGCGGCGCTCACCTGGTCACGGATCAGGCGCTGGTTGGCCTGAGGTTCAAGAATGTGCGCGAAACGCCGCCAGCCAATGTTCACCGCGGAGCTCGCGAGCCAATCACGCTCGATCGGCGCCTCGTCCGTCTCCAGGACCAGCCCCCGCTGGTCACCGAAGGCGCCGCCCGACGGGCGGCAGTGGTCGTACGCACGTTTGTAGCAGCGCAGGTACAGGATGTCGTACTCGTTGAACGTCCGACTGCCGCTGTTGAAGTAGAAGTTGCCGCCGTCGCGCTCGACGCGACCATGCACGATGCGGCGGAACGGATCGTTCTGATTGCGGTCCTCGTAGTTTGCCAGCACCCCCGCCTGACGGACGTGGTTCACGTCCTGGAGCCAGGGGGTCAACACTTCCAGCGAATGCCGCGATGCACCCGGCGTCGGGATGGACGCGACCTCGATCACCATCCAGCACTGCTTCAGCCCGTCGTTGATGAGTTGATGCAACGTCGGCACGTCAAACGGCCCCAGGATCTCGAAGCGTTCGCCTACGCCTGCCGCGCCCAGGTTCTCCATCTGCTCGTAGGTCATCATTTCGAGATCGGCGTAGGTGTACGCCTCAAGCTGTTCGTACGTCGTCGGTCCGGCGACCGGGATGGGTGGGTTGATCCACGCCAGATCGGGTGTGATGCTCCCCGTCGTCGGGTCGTACGCCTGGACGTAGCGGTGCTTGTCCTCTTCACGCACCGCGTTCGGGCGGTACAGCGGACGTTCGACCAGCAGATCGTTCTGCGGGATGCCGCTCCTGATCGGGTACGCCGAACACACCAGCTTGGTGGTGGTCGATCCGCTGGTCGCTCGGACGACATAGCTCTCCGGGCCGATGTACGGCCCCGACTCGACCGCGACCGATCGTCGGTACTCAGCCAGAGTCGGCATCAGGCACCCGTTACCTCATCGACAAGCTGCACGATGCGTCGATCAATCACGTTCCAGGGCATTGCCAACAGTTTGGCCCTCAAGTGCTCGTAATCGGCGTCTTCGAGCTCCAACGTACCGTTCGAGGTTTCGAGCTCGTCCAGCACCCTGATCGACTGCCGCATCTCCACGATGTCGGCACCCGCTTGCGGGTTCAGCGGACGGCGCATGACCTCGCGCAGGATCTGAACGTACTCGATGTCCGCCTGCCCCTCGGCGTGCAGCGTCTTGAGCGGAATCGACTTCACCACATCCCTACGAGCCGCGAAATGAACGTCATGTCGATCGCCTGGAGCGCCGTGTTGAGATCGCCAACCGCGGACTTGATCAACGTCTGATCTTCCTCGCTCATCAGGTACGGCTCGGCGGTGAGATCGAGCGGCTCCAGGCTGGCGTGCAGGTGTAGCACGCTCTCGCGGTCGTCCACGAACCGCCGCAGGATCGTACCCACGGTGTTGTTGAGCTCCAGTGCCGTGCTCGGGGTCAGTCCAGCCATGCCATCTCCTTAGTACGACCTCGCAAGCGACCACCAGTATCCGTCGCGAGCAATGAACACCCACCCTTCGCCGTTTGACAAAACCAGCGGGTTGACGATGCCGCCACCGACGATGAACCCACTCGAACCGGTGCAGGACACCGTCAGCGTTCCGCCCCAGGCACGAACGCCTCGAAGTTGGTGCGCGTACGTAGTGGCGTTGCCGAGATCCATGCTGCCTGACGAGTACTGCCAGAAGTTGCTGTGCTTCAGGCCAACGTAGTCCAGCGTGCCGATAATCGCGCCTGGCACATCCAGGACGCCGCCTGCGCTCAGGCTCATGCGGACGGCATGAGCATGTTGCGCGCTCCGCCAGTACCACCCCGACCAGGCATCGAAGATCATCGCGCCGGGCGTGTCGACAAAGATGCGCTTGTTGGCGTCCCCCCACTGGATGTGCTGGTCGTAGCTCATCGCCAGAACGCTGGCGACAATCGTCACCCCGCCCGTACTGGTGATCCCGACCGTCGTCAGGAACCCGCCGAGCGTCGCGTTGCGCGCGACGAACAAGTCGCGCGGTCTTCCTCCGGTACTGACTCCGATGTCATGGGAATTCGTTGGGCCGAATTGCAGACCACCGCTCAGCGTGCCACCGGCCAGCGGCAGGTACGTGGTCGCCGCGGCTGCTGGTGTCAGGTAGCGCCCGTCACCCTCAGTCTGCGTCAGGTAGACCGAATGTGGGTCAGCCGCCGCGGCGTGGGTGTTGATCGCACTGGTGACGCTCGCTGGCGTGGCGTACAGCGCGTCTCCCTCGGCCTGCGTTAGGTAGTCGACCGGCGCCTGCCATGCCGTGGCGTAATCCGTCGCGCTGGTCTTGGTCAGGATGTTGCCGGTCGCGCCGCCGACTGGCACACCAGGACCAGCCGGACCCTGAGTGCCCTGCGGCCCCTGGATACCCTGCGCGCCCTGTGCGCCCGTAGCGCCTGCGGCACCCGTATCCCCCTTGACGCCCTGCGGACCCGCAACACCCTGCGGACCGGGGTCGCCTTGCGGCCCCGCAGGACCGACCGAACCAGTGGCGCCCGTATCGCCCTTGACACCCTGCGGACCCTGGATGCCTTGCGGCCCCTGTGCGCCGGTGGCGCCCGCCGTACCTGGCACACCCTGCGGACCTTGAGCTCCGGCTGGTCCCTGCGCGCCGGCGGGGCCGGTCGCACCTGGCGGACCCTGGATCGAGCCGCCTGACACCCACTGTGTACCGTCCCAAATCCACAGCGAGTCATCGGCCTGGACGATGTAGGCATCGCCCTGCGCGTTGCCAGACGGCGGCAGAGCTCCCTCAGTCGGGACGCTGCCCTGCATGGTGACACCGCTGCCAGCGGCGCCCTGCGGGCCCGTAGGCCCTACCGGGCCCTGAACACCTTCAGCACCCGTCGGGCCCGGAACGCCCTGCGGCCCGGGCTGGCCCGTTGCGCCCTGCGGCCCCGCCGGTCCGGGCACTGTTGAGTCGGCGCCTGGTGGGCCAGGTGGACCTGGTTCCCCCGCGGGGCCGGGCGGACCTTGCGGGCCCGTCCACGGTGCTGGCGGCGTTGGGCCGGGCAACGGTGGAGCGGGCTGCAATGGCGGTACACCACCTGGCGGAACCAGGGGCGGCGTGTATGGCGGCGGCGCCCCTCCGATCGGCAGCAGCGGCGGGGCGCTCGGCATCAGCTAGACGTCGGTAACGTCCCGGCCAGCGCGCTTGATGACGATGGGGGCGCGAACGCCCCCCTGCGATTCACGGTTGTCGCGAGCGTTCACCGCCGCCTCGACGTCGCGGTACGCCCTGGCATACGCACGCTCGTCACTGATGCCGAGCTCGCGCATGCCCTCGGCCCGCGAGAGTCCCAGGAAACGAGCACCATCGATGACGTCCGGCGTGCGCTCGTCGTTCATCGTGGTCGCTCTGGCGACTCCGGCTGATCGTCGTCGTCAGGCTCGCCCGGATCGGGCGGCTGCGGACCTGGCTGCTGCTCCGGACGCGGCGGCGGCGGCGTTGGCAGATCCTGCTCGGGACGGGGCTTCTCCTGACCTGGTGGCCCGCCCTGCGGATGGTCGCCGGTCTGGCCTGGTGGCCCACCGTGTGGGTGGTCGGGCGGACCCGGCGGGCGTGGTGGATTTGGTTGAGACATGGATGGCGCTCCTTTATGCGGTAGTCGGCAGTGTGCTGAACGTGTCGTCTTCGGTGTAGTTCGTCACCGCGTTCAGCGTGGCCTTGATGCGGTAGTGGTACGTGGTCGCCAGGGTCAGGCCAGACAGCGGCGTGGTCTTCGCGCCGGCGCCGTTCTGATTGGCGCCGTTCGAGCCGTATGCGGTTGTCAGCCCGTACTCGACGTTGCTGACCGTGCCGGCACCCGCCGCGACCGTCCAGTTAATGACCGCTGCCGTGCCGGTGACGCCCGTCGGCGTCCCGAGCGTGATGCCCGCCGCGGTCGCGCTACCTGGTGCGCCCGGGTTACCGGGCCGAGTGCCAGTCGCCGTACTGAACTGGCCGGCGATCGCGTTGTTGGGCCAGGAGCCCGGCTTGGCCGGGCCCTCGTTACCCGCCCAATCGACGGGCGTGTGCGTCCACAGCCCCGCCGCGGCGCCGATCTGTGACTCGATCGACGTCCCGTCAACCGGCACGCGCCTGCTCCCGCCGTCGGTTCTGCTGTTGCTGCAAGAGCTCGCGCCGATCGCGATCGTGCTGCTCGATACGCTCCTTCGACACCTTGTCGCGCTCGCGCTGCTCGTCGCTCTTGGCGTTCTCGGCCATGTACGCCACCAGGTCGGGGATGTCCTCGTCCTCGCCACGCTTGTAGCCCTTGCGCTCGTAGACCTCCGCAGTGCTCAGCGGCGCGATGAAGTCACCCCCATCGGGACGCGTCCAGTGAACGTACGTGATCTGCGAGATCTGCTCGTCGGGGCCGTCGACCGCGTCTTCGTACAGATTCGGCTCGATTGCCAGGACTTCGTCTGAGCTCGGCGCCGCAGGCGGAAAGACGTACTCAGCGTTCCCCTGGACGATCGGCGGGGCGGTCGGCCTCGGATCGACCAGCATGTCCCCGCTCTTCGGGTCCAGCTTCTCGCTCGGTTTCGCGATCGGCTCGCCGCTTGTCGTTGTCGGCTTCGGCTGGTTTGGAAACGTTGGATGACCTTGCGTTGGATGGCTTTCGGACGTCGGCTTGTTGCCGCTCGGGGGCTGCTGCGCTGGGGACGCCTTCGGCCCGTTCTCGGATGTCCTCGTCGTAGCCGTCGACGTTTGGCTCGTCGTACTCTCGTCCCGTTCCTGCCGCTCCGCTGATGCCCGTTCCTCGCGCGCTTCGGCCTTCTCTGCTTTCGCTTCGCGAGCTTCGCGCTCCTTCTCGGCCTTCTCGCGCGCTTCCTTCTCCTTCGCGTCGCGTTCGCGCTGTTCCTTTTCGTGGTCCTGGTGCGTTGCCATAGACGGCTTCCTCCGATGGACGCTCTTTAATGACGGGGTCGGGATACGGCCCGAGCGGCGGATCGGGGTACGGTCCGGGCGGCGGGTCAGTCTGTTCGGCGTGAAACGCCTGGAGCTCGGTCAACGGTTCGACCGGGCCCGGATTGGGGATCTCCGCGACCGCACGCCAGTACGCACGCTCGTTGCCCTCACGCTCACGCTCCCTGGATTTGGGGAACGGCTGCTTGTCCCATTCATCCCGCCGCTCGCGGTCCTGGCGGTACTGCTCGCGCTGGCGCTCCGTTACCGCGGCGCCCTCGTTCTGCTCGGTCATGCCGCACTCCCTCGCGGAGGACGTGCCACGCGCCGCGCTTCAACCGCCTCGATCGACGTCTGCTCGGTCGTCTCGACACCGACCAGCATCCGATCGCGGTTCTCTTCAGCGCGCGTCGCGGCCCGCGACCGCGAAATCCTGATCGGCTTGCCGTAGTCCTCCTGGATGCGCCGCAGATCTTCCTGGAGCTCTTCGAGCGTCTTGCCGTCGAAGTCGTCCTCGAAATTCAGGTTGCGATCGCGCTCACCAGCGCGGCGGATGGCGTTGATGATCGCCGCCTTCTCGCGCTGCTCAGCCAGGATCTTGGGGTATTCGACCTTCAGGTACTGGTCGACCTCCGACGGTCGACCGTCCCGACCAGGGGCTTCACTCATCAGGTGATAGCCCTTGTCCTCGTAGTACGCGCGGTTGTGCGGATCGCCCTGGAGGTACTCCACCCGCCCGTCGGGCAGCAGGTACAGCCGCTCGGGGTAGTTGTAGTTCTGACCCCGCCGCGGCTGGCTCGGAGCGACCGGCGTGCGCTCCAGCAGCGAATCCAGGAACGAGTTACCGGTGATGGCTTCGGGCATGGGTCTACGACGCGCCGAGCACCAGGACGCCGAACAGGTCGCGCATCTCCTGGTGACCATAGATCGTCTCGACCGCCATCTTCCAGGTGAAGACGTCGATGTCGTAGAAGAGGTGACTCTTGGGGCTGCGCTGTTGAACGAGCGCGATCGCGTCGCGGTGGAAGATCGCATTGTGCGCCTGCCCCGCGGCGGGCTTCACAAGGTTGGTGGTGACGTACAGATCGAGCCCGTACATGTTGCCGAGCTCGCCCGTCTTGGCCGGCAGGTTGCGGTCCCCGATGTACAACGCGTTGCTCCAGCGATCGAGCGCCAGCTTGGACACCTTTTCTGCCGGGGTCATCACGAAGTAGCGTTCGTTCTGCGGCACGTCCTGATCGTCCAGCAGCTTGATCGCGGCCAGGACGTTGGCGTCTGACACCGCGGTGCCGAGCGTGCCGACGGTCTGGCTGAAGCCGGCGAAGTCCGCCGCCAGCTTGGTGTCGATATCGCGCGCGACGGCATAGCCGAGCTTGCGCTGGTACTCGTTCTGCACGTCGACCGCGGCCTGGACCTTGACGATGTCCTCGATGCCGAGCGCCGCGTAGCTCCACAGGTTGAGCGTGATGGTCGTTGTGTTCTCAGCGACCGTTTCGTAGGTGATGGCGGTGTTCTCCGCCTTCGCCCGCGCAGCCAGGTTGCCGATACTGGCAACCTTGACCGCCTTACCGACCGTCGCGTCGGCCTCGAACCCGCGATTGACCAGCTTGGCGATGACCAGGTTCGACTCGGTCGCGCGGAGCACCTGCTTGCTCCAGACGTCCGGGCTGAAGACGCCGTCCGCGATCGTCTTGTCTACAAATTCGGTTGCACCAGTCGGCACCGGCTAACCCCCTCAGTGTTGTGTCAGGGGGATGCCTCGGGTACTTCGATGGCGGACCCCCGGTTTTGGTCGCCCGTTCTCATCGAACAAGGCGTCATATTCCTTGATGGTCATCGCCTCGATTTGTTCGTCAGTCACTTCGCGGACGCGACCGGGGGTTCCAGATTCGCGCTCGGGGACTGGCTCGTCGCCGTTGACCTCGCTCAGGACCGACTTGCGGAGTGCAGACTCGCGGCGTTGGAACTCGCGTTCGAGCTCCGCTTCCTTGAGCTTGACCCGTTCGTCAGACAAGAACTGGAGATATTCAGCGACCCCTGCGGCTTGACCTTTTCCCTCCCCGAATGTGCGACCAGCGACCGTGCGCTGGATCTCTTCGGGCAGTTGCGATTGGAAGAGTACGACACCGTCCATGAAGCCGCCATCGGCAGCGGCACGCTGCTGCTGAGCAGCCGCCTCGCGCTCCTGGAGCTCGCGTTGGGTGAGCTCGCCCAGCGTGTACAGATCGTTGTTCTGCGCGGCTTCGCGCTTCTGCTGCTCGATCGCGTCCTGCTGCCGCTTCCGTAGCAGCGCGTCGGCCTTGTGACCGACCAGCCCGCTGAGCGTCTCGTCCTTCTCCAGAACGTCGCGCGGCAGGTTCTTTGCCAGCAGCTTGAACGCCTCGCTCGGGTCTTTCGCCTCGCGTGCCGCCGTCCACCATTCGGGTGCCTCTTCAGGCGGAGCCTCAGGCGTCTGCGGAGACGCATCAGGAGCGGGCTCAGGCGCCTGCGGCGCGCGTGAGCGACCGTTGCGCCGTCCGCGCGCTGGAGCCTCCTGTTGCGTCTCCTGCGCGGCCTGAGCAGCTTGCTGCTCTTCCTCGACCAGGTCGGGGTGAACGCCGCGGTCTTCAACGGTCATGCGTATCTCCAGGTCGGGTGACGGTCAAAGTGGGCGCACCCGTTGAAGTACCGCCAGTAGAACGAGAAACGCCGCGGGAAATGACGCCAGCGGTGGTGATGCCTCACTTCTTCGGCTTGCCCGCCTTCCGCATGGCGATCGCGACCGCCTGTTTCTGCGGCCTGCCAGCCTTGATCTCGGTGCGGATGTTGTCCGAGACAACCTTCTTCGAGGAACCCTTCTTAAGCGGCATCAGCGACGTAGACCTCCCATCGTGGTCGGCGCGGTGAACTGCGGCAGCGTGTTCTGGATCTGCTTGACCGCGTCACCCGGGTCCAGCCCGTACTTTTCCTGCATCGCTTGCAGGACCATGCTCTGCGTCGACGGCGCCGAGCGCAGAAACTCGACGCTGTTCAGCTTGGTCGGCGTCGGCGTGGCGTCCAGGACGCTGTTCATGCTGGCGGTGTTGGCACTCGGGTCACGGATGTCATCGATCAACTGCTGCAAGTAGCCCATGCCGCCACGGTTGTTGCCGCCTGCGGTGCCGACACCGGCAACCGTGTTCGGCGCGCTGAAGCCAGCGACACCCTGCCCGGCCAGGACATTGCCAAGCTGGCCGATCACCTGCTGCTGGCGGAACGGATTCGCTTGCAACGCCGCGGCAGCGTTGATCGCACCTATCTGCTGCGTATACGCCTGGTTCTGCGCCGCCAGCGTCGACTGCCCGGCGGTCGGTACCCCCCACTGACCGAACTGCGTCGCATAGCTGGTCAGCGCCGGCAGCGTCGGCGCCCCCTGGTACGTGCCCGTCAAGCCCGCCTGGGTGATGCCGAACGTCTGGTTGAACTGACGGGTGTCTTCCTCGAACTTGCGCGTGTCCAGACCGAACGTGGCGTTGAACTGGCGGATCTCTTCCGCGATGCGCGCGGCGTTGCCCGAGATGATCGCCTCGTACAGCCGATCAATCGCCCCGCCGTACTGCTCGGCGCCCGTCCCCTTCGGGACCACCGTTGGCGTCTTGGTCGTTGCAGTTAAGGTCGTTGCAGGCGGGCTGCCGCCGCCCGCCGTGCGGTTGTAGACCGCGACCGGCTCGCCCTGGCCGTCCCACCCAACCGCGGCGAGCTCCTGGGTGATCTGCGTACCGGTCTTCGGCCCGTTCGGCGTGTTGAAGATCGGGTCGCCCCACTCGTTGTAACCAACCGCTGCGGGGTGAGTGTTCTGGACGGGACCGCCGCCCCCACTGTCGCCCCCATAGCTGGTGTTGAGCCCTTCGCCCCACTGCGTTCCGCTCGATGCCTGGTTGTAGTCCTCGCCGCTCTCGTACGAGCCGCCACCTGGATCAGCGAGCTCTTCGTGCCAGACTCCGCCAACCATCACGCCCATCTAGGTCACCCCCATCTGCAGCAGTGTTTCAGGGGCGACAAAGCCAGCCATCATGCTGCGTCTCCGCCGCGGATCGTCAGGCGCAACCGTGCCCGTTACCCCTGGTGGCAGCACAGTTCCGGCGGGCTGCTGCGGGGCCGCGGGATTCAGCCGCGGGTCGAACTGCGCCTGGAAGACCGTCGGTGCGACCGCGGCGGGCGACACCACCGGCGTCCCTGGTGCCACCATCGCTCCCGCGGTCTGCGACGCCTTCGCCGCTTTCGTCGCCTGCACCAGCGGATGCGGCTGGCCGGTCGCCTGCTGATACCGCTGCATGATCTGCGTCAGCGTCGCCGCCGCGGCGGACATCATGGGATTGCCGCCCTGCGGGTCCGCGGCCTTCACCAGGCGCGCCGCGGTGTCGTAGACCTCCTGGCCTCCGCCGAGCTCGGTCGCGAACGCTGCTGCGCCCTGCGTTAGCTGACCGCCGATACCGGGCAGGGGCATGGTGATGTCCTTGTTGCCCTGCACCATGCCGAGCCCCTGCTGGACCAGGTTCTGCGCGGTCGCCGCTCGCTGGTTCAGGATGCCCGCGCCGGTCGCCGCGCCCTGCTGCGTCGTCTGCATCGCCGTCGTCGCGGCGTTGGTCGCAGACGTCATCTGCGCGTTCGCGGCGTCGATGATCGCCTTCGCTTCGTCCAGCGTCAGCGGGTTGTTCGGATCAGCAACGACCCCCGCAAGCTGCGACGCCAGATTCGTCAGCGCCTCTGGCGCCTTCTGGAGATTCGGGTTGTCGATCCAGATGATCTTTCCCGGGTTGTCGGGATCGACCTGCGGGATTTTCCGCGCGTTCAGGTTGATCTGTGGCAGATCAGGTTTCGTCGGCTCATAGTTCGGATTGTCCGAACGGCTGATCTCCTGACCGGTCTGCGCGTTGTACCAAATGAGGTACTTGGACGTGGTCCCCGCGCCCGTCATCGTCTTGGCCGGCTCGACACCTGGCGGATAGGCGTACTTGCCCGATCCGTCTTCGGACGTCGTCCAGACCATCGTCAGACCGTTCTGATCCTTGATGTCCGGGTGATCGTTGACCGGCCCTGGCGTGAAGACGCCCGTATTCGGATCGAAGCGGTACGGCTTGCCGTCGACTATGACCGCCTGGAACGGCGAATTCTTGTCGATGTCGAAGAGCTTGACGTGGGTGTTGTCGGGGTTGATCGCGTAGACCGCGGTCGGCGTGGTGACGATCTGACGCTGCGTATTCGGGTCTTGCGTGACGGGGCGGTAAATCGACGGGTCGCCCTTGTCGACCATACCGATGATGCGCTTCTTGGTCGGATCGTTCGGGTCGTAGACGTTGTCGTACGTGCCCGTCGCCTTCTTGTCCGGCGTTGGCGCGATCGTCGCCATCACCTTGTTGTTGGCAGGGTCGATGTACGCCATCGGCTCCTGTGTCGTCGGGTGCTTCAGGATCTGCCACTTCGACGGGTTGCTCGAAACGGCGTCGGGGTCGAGCTTGAACGGCGGCGTGCTGGCCGGTGCCTTCGGATCGCGCACGTAGACCGCGGGCTGACTCGGGTCCGTGATCGGCTTCATCTGCGCGTCGAGACGCTGCAGGTTCTCGGCGGGTGATGCCGTCGCCGTGGTTGTCGTCGGCCCCTGTTTCGGCCCCTTCAGGATGACCGTGGACGGCGGCAGCGGAGCCCCAGGCTCGTTGTTCCAGACGACGGTCGCGCCGGTCGGCGCCGGTTCGCCTTCCTTCGCCTCGTACGACGGGCCGACGACGATCTCGTCTGGCTGACCATCGGGACGGATGTACGACACGGTGTAGCCGCGCTGCACCGAGCGCGTCGTCGGCCCGTCCCGATTCCGCTCGGCCTCAGGAATCGGTTCGGTGACGTAGAACGGGATCTGGCCGACGACGCGCGAGCCCGGAACAATGTCTTCGACCGCCGCCGCTGCGCTCGCGAAGTGTTTGGTGTCGGCCATCGCTTCAGACCGTCCCGCTCACGCGGCTAGTGTTGCACATCACGGATTGAGCTCCCCTACTGGCAGGCTCGGCGTCCCGAGATACCGCTGTTCGACCTCGCGTGTCTGCTTTTCACGGCGCTTGATCTCGGCCTTGCCAAGCTGCTTCTCGAAATCCTGATTCGCCCACTTCGCCGCGTCGGTGACCGCCCCCTGCATCGCCGCGTTGAAATCTTCGAGCGCCGCACGGTACTGCGGCGAGTCAGGCGCCGCGGTCCGCAGCACCTGCTCAGATCTCGCCGTCCGCGGCCTCGCCCGTTCCTTGGCGACCTCAGCGATGATCGCCTGACCGCGGGCGCGCTTCAGCGTGTCGCGTTCCGCCTCGGTGAGCTCCACGCCGTAGCCGCCACCGGTCGACAGGACGCGCGTCTCGCGCGGTACGTTGACGTCAGCCAGCCGCAGCGCCTCAAGCGTTGGCGTGTCGCGCTCGATGTCGTAACGACCGACCAGTGCGCCGAAGCCGGTCGCACCTGGCGTGCGCGGCTCGCCTAGCGCCGTCGTCGCCTCGGGCACGTTGCCGCTCAGGCCCGGGTAGTTCGCTTCGAGCGCGTCCAGCATCATCAGCCAGCCTTCGCGCGGGTTTCTGCTCGCAACGCCATAGGCGCGCTGGATCTGGCGACCCATGCCCGAGTACGGGCCGTAGCTGCCGACCAGCCCCTCCACGAACTTGGTGCCTGCACGCCCTGGATCGTGGAAGAGCTCGACGGCATCAGACAGACCTTGCAGGAACGGCGTGTCCAGCGCATAGCGCCCGATGCCGGCGATCGCGCGACCCATCTCCTTTTCGTCCGAGACGACCGTCTTACCGCGCCGCGACGCGTCGGCCAGGATCGCGGCCATTGCCATCGGCACGCCCGCGGCGCCGAAATTCTGGAGCGGCACGTACACGATCTCGCCGTTGGCCGGGTTCTCCTGGCGCATCGACCACGCGCGCCAGCCCTGCGGGTAGGTTGACGCCTCGTCCTCGTCGTACATCGCCGTCAGCGTGCCCTTCGGCTTGCCCTGCTCGTCCTGCTGCGTCCCCCACAGGTACGCCGTACCCAGGATGGCCGAGCCGATGACCGCTCGCGACGCACGCTCCTGCGCCAGCAGCGTCTGCTTGCCGAGCCGTGAGGCTGGAAGCTCCCCGCTGGCGACCTTGGCCTTGATACCGGCGCGTTCACCGACGGCCTCCAGGACGCCCGCAGCGCCGAACGGCGACAGCCCGAGCCCCTGCGCGGTGATGTTGACTGGCGTCTTGCGGAACGGAATGACCTGACTGACCAGCACGCCGCCCGCCTCGCCCGCGGTGCCAGGCAGGCGCACGTTCGACATGCCAGGCACGGTCCGCCGCTCCTGGAAGATCATGCGCGCCGCCGCTTCAGCCACTTCCTGGTAGAGCTCGGGGTATTCCTCGAGATTGGCGACGATGTTGTTCGCGCGGCCCGTACGGCGGGCGCCGCGGAAGCCTTCGCGGGTCGCCTGACGAATGGCGACGCGCTGCGCGTGCATGCCCATTGCCGCGCCGCGGAACGCCAGGTCTTCCGCTTGCAGCGCCCGCAGTGGCATCTCGATCGTGGGGTCGATGACCCGCTCCGCAACGTTGCCTGGCAGCTTGCCGAGCGGGTAGCCGATCACTGGCAGATCGCTCGATCGGAAGCCCGGTCGGATCGTGCTCAGGTCTGCCACGTTCGACGGCGAGATGCCCGTCTTCAGCATCTGCGCGACGTCGCTCTGGCCGTAGTCCTGGAGCGCGCCCTTCACGTCGCCGCGCAGGATACGCAGCATGTCGGGCAGCGCCGACGCCATGCCGAAGCGTTTGCCGTTGGCGTCCGGCGCGTTGTCCCACCAGCCGCGCAGCATCGGCCCGAGCTCGGCTGCATAGGCTTGTCGCTCGCCGCCGGTGATGGCTGCGCGTGGGATGTCGATACCCACCGTCAGCGCGTGCGTACCGACTTCGAGCGGCACCTGGACGATGCTGCCGCCCATGTTGATGATGTGCGTCGCGGTCGCGGACAGCATGCCTGCCAAGCGCATGATGTTCGAGTTGCGCGCGACCTCCACGAAGTTGGCGAAGCCACTGCGCTGCGGATGCAGCCCCTTCATGAACTTGGCCGCGACCATCGGATCGGGCGACGCGATCGCCTGGACGAACGACTTCAGGAGCTCTTTGGACGGCTCGACACCACCGATCGACTCCAGCAGCGTGGTCGCCCGCTGCGTCATCTTGCCCTGACGACGCGACGCCTCTTCCCACGCCTGCGCGGCTCGCGCGTCCTCGTTCTTCGCCGCCAGGTTGGCCGACTTCCGCGCCTGCTCCAGGTACAGCCCGCCCCTGAAGGCGCGGCGCTTCTCAGCCGCGATCTCCGCCGCCTTCGAGTCCCAAAACGCCATCGTCTCCCAGGTGTTCTTCCGACCGGCAAAGATCTTCTGCTCGGCAGCGAGCTCGGCGCGTAGGGCCGACAGAAGCTCCT